GTCACTTACAAATAGATGATGACTTCTCTGTATTCAGTGGTACTACTGGAATTCAATTCGGTGATACTTCTACTGCTAAGTTACATGTAGATGCACAGACAGGTGATACACGTATTGGTGTTGCTTCATCTGCAATAGGTACTGGTGATCTTACAGTTAATGGTGGTCAGGTTACTATTAACAGTCTTCCTCAAGCACGTACAGCAAGAGATGTTACTAAGGCATTAGAAATTAATGGTCTTGGTAATGATGGTGATAGATTATTCAGAATACGTCAGGATGCTGCTGTTGATGCGTTTGGTGTTGATAGATTCTGGGGTAAGAATGGTGGTAAAAACTGGGAGTACCTAACTTCTGATGCAACACTTGAAACTGGTAAGAACTACATGATTGCTATTGCTGCTACTACAGTGTTCACATTACCTGCTGATGCAGAGACTGGTGATATGATTAGATTCATTGAGGTTGGAGGTAATCTATCCTACGCTACTTCATTGATTGTTCGTGCCCCAGTTGGTGTTCAAATGCAAGGTGATGCTACTGGTACTCTCGCTGGTGGCCTAAGTACTGCATATGCTGGTGGTGAAATGATTGTACAGACCAGAAATGCTGGATTTGGATTTGTATTCGCTGGAGCAAAAGATGGAACAGAAACAACTAGTATACCGTCAGCCTACAGAGGATGGTGGCTCGTGGAGTTATAACCAATGAGACAGTACGAAACAGAAAGAAGGATGAGAGGATCGGCAATAGGTACGATCCTTCCTTGGACAGGAGATCAAGCAAGTGTACCAGATGGATGGTTACAATGTAATGGTCAAACACTTGAAGCTTTGAATTTTCCAATTCTAGCTTCTATTTTGGGCAATACATATGGACCTACTAATGGTCTTAATAATAGGGTATATCCAAATTACATAGATGGAGATCAATTCACTCTTCCGCAGTTAAATACTAGGTTACTAGCAGACTATGAAGAATCATATGTTAGTGTTGCTGCGTTGCAAGCTGGTCAGACATATCTAAGTGGTGCTGTTGGTGGTATGACTATTACTAACGGTGAAATAGATGAAGGAAGATCAGCCGCAACATATAATCTTACATTAACTTCTCCTAGTGGTGGATCTGGTTGTCAAGTAACTATTGATATAGATGTTACTGGTAGAGCTGGAATAACTAAGATAGTTAATGCTGGTGGTGGATATACTCCTGGTGATAAGATAACTATACCTGGTGTTACATTTCCTTCAGGTTCAGATGATTTGGTAGTAAAGGTAGATTGGACTCTACCATCAGTATCAGATGTATTAACACCATCAGGAGCTGGTACTACTAAATTAATTGAAGGTGATGGATCTGGTGTTAGTCCAGGTACATCATATAATGCTAACGCTGATATAAATTTCACTATCACAGACTCTAGTACTTTAACTGGACAGATTAGAAATTTTTCTATAAATCCCCCAAATTATTTTAAGACATTCCATACGTTACCTAGGAAACTAAGTAAAGATCATATGCCACCTCATATGCATGGTAATCCTACTGCTGTTGGTAATCAAGGTACTGGATATAGGTATGCTATTGATGATGGTGGATTCTTTGAATCATTCCAATGCCCACTTGTTGTTGATAATGTAGAAGGAAATAATAAACAAAAAGATATTGGTGCTCCAGGTACAGGTACTCCTGATACTGTTGATGGTAACCAAGGTACTGCTATGGTAACAAGATTTGTATCTGGTGAAACTATAGTTGGTATGGAGAGAGCAAGGCTCAATCCTAATAATACTGGTGGTGTTGGTTCATACACCAAACAACCAGTCTGGCAAGGACCTATGCCTAGAGCTTTAGGTGGTACATTCAATGGAAATACAACAGCACCAAATAACTCTACATGTAACCAAAGAGAAGCAGCAGTTCCTGGTCTTGGGGATTATAAGAATTGGTATGGTTATCAAGGTGATGCAGATGATATTAATACTAATCTGTTTAATCCTGCTGATGAATCTACATCTAAAACATTCCCTGTATGTTTGAATCATAATAATGAGTATCATGCAGAGCAGCAGTCTCATACTCACTATTCATTTCAAGTTACTATGAATGCTGGTTTTGTTAAACCACCTACAATTGTAGCTGTTGATAATATAGAAACTGATAGTACATTATCTGGTCAACCTACATCAGTTGCACCACAGAATCTACCATCTGCACTAAATATCAATGTGGATGTAAAGACTCCAGCAATTAGTATGATGTATCTTATTAGGGCATATTAATGAAGTTTCTACAGAAAGAGAGATCTAAGTTAGGTACTGCACCTGGTACTATTATTAATTGGGCTATTAGTATTCCTGATAATGATCCGAATTTTGCACAGAGTGTAGAAAAATTACCTGCAGGATATATTAGATGCGATGGTTCTGTTTATGATGAGAGAGACTATCCAGAGCTTGCAAGGATACTTGGTACTGGTGAGGGATCTTTATATAAGAAGTCAGATCAGGTTCTTGGTCCTAGTCAGTTTCAGGTTCCTGATTTAGGATCAAAGCATATAGAAGCTGCTTCATCATCTAATGTAGGGTCATATAATCATTTGACTAAGGTTGTTGGTACTGGAGAGAATGCAACAACTGTTAAGAAAGCAGGTGTTGGTGTTGAGATGTTCTCTAATGTTGGTAGTACTGCTACTATAGGATTTAATGGTGCATTTACTATACCAGCACAGACCTTTGATTTAATTGGCACAGTAGGATGGACAGTTCCAACTACTACTGAAACTACCTCAGTACCTCATACAGCAATGGGATCACATGGCCACTTCTCTGGTGGTACTAGGGTTGCAATTAAAGAGGATAAAGAGTATCCTCATAAATCTGTACCATATTATTTGTCTGCTGCTGATGTTAATTACACCACTACTGCTGGTGGTTCTGGTGGGTTGTGTAATGATGTTGCTGCAAGATACTGGACTGCAAAGAAGGTTATTACAGGAGAAGGTAATTGTAATTCTCAAGCTTGTGGAGGATTTGATAAGTATTTCTTAGGATACGCTCAAGCTGGAGGTGCTGTAGATGGTTCGCAATACACTGATGCACAGATTGCTGCTGCAGGGTGGGAACCTAGTAAGTGGACACATAAAAAAGAAATAACAACTGTTACTGATACCTCTTGGCCAGGAAACACTGTAGTTGTTATTGGAAACCAACGACCATATGATACTGTTAATGATAATATAACAGATCCAGTATATCCTACTGCTAGAAACGTGGAAGAGGTTTGTGAAGCTCCACCAGGATCTTTAGATAATGATGGTACTGCACACTCTCATATTATTGATAGAGAGATAGGTGATACTACTTTTACTTGCACTACTGCTGTTACAACTATGAGACCAGATGGTCTTGAAGCAAATGTGAATATATCTACTAGTGGTGTAAATAAATTTGATGATATTGTTTCGCCATATATTGTTCTGGAATTTCTAATAAAGTATTAACATGCCTAGATTAAGAGGATTATATCACAATCATTATTCTGATATGAGCAACGATTCGGGTGCTCCTATTGGAAGTATTATGGCTGTTTTAGTAGGTGCACATGATGATGGAGATTCTACCACAGCATCAAAGGTTGAACATAATTATCCTGGTTGGTTATATTGTGATGGACAGCAATTAAATATATCTGATTTTCCTTTGTTGTACGATGTATTAACAAATGCGTATGGTGGTACAAGTAGTCAGACAGTTAATTTAAGAGATTGGGGTGATGCATCTCAACTCACTGGTACATTTAATTTACCAGACATGAGGATGAAGAGAGTTAATGGACCTGGTGGTATTGATGGAGCTGGATCTATAACACCAGATCTATCTAACATGGAAGTTGGTAATACAGGTGGTGAGTGGTATATTAGCAGAGCTAGACAGTTAGAGGAGTATGGGTTTGGTACAGTTCGTATAAGTGGATACAGTGCTGTAACAGGATTTGTTAAAGGAACATTATCTGGTCAGGCAGTTATACAAATAGGACCATTACAAGCAGTTACTTTAAGTGGTCCACCACCACATACTCATTTAGTTTTGGGTAGTGAGGCAGGAACATTTCAATATCAGAAAGGAACAGCATCTGATCTTAGTGCATCACCAAACTATGTTACTAATAGATCTCCAATTCAACAATGGGTTCCAGAAGAGCAAGGATTCTCTGCTGAACACTCACATTATATTACTGAATATAGACCAAGAAGAGGTATAGATCCTGGAGCAGCACAACAGGCACAGTATTCATATGATGTATCTCCAACATATGCACATGAATTTACTGGTGGTACAGCTTTACCTGCTGTTGGACAAGTATCGTGGACAACACCAGGAACATATAGTTGGACAGCACCTGCAGGTGTAACGTCCATTTGTGTTGTTTGTGTTGGTGGTGGTGCAGGTGGTACTGGAAATTCAGCTGTAGGAGGCGGTGGTGGTGGACTAGGATGGATCAATAATAAAAACGTCACACCAGGCTCGTCATATACTGTAGTCGTAGGTGCTGGTGGTACTGGTACTAATGCTCAATTCCCAACCAGTTGGCCTGTAGGTGGAGATAGTTATTTTATATCTGCTGCTACTGTTAAAGGTGGTGGTGGAGGTATATCAGGAAGTGATTCTAATAGTGGTGGTACATTTACTGGAGATGGTGGTGGTAATGGTGGAGACGGTACTAATTTAGGTGCAGGAGGTGGAGCTGGTGGATATTCTGGTGATGGTGGAGGTGGAACAACTTCTTCTGGTGGAGGTGGTGGAACTGTTGTAGATGGTAATGGATCTGGTGGAGGTGGTGGTGCTGGATCACACACTATTATGACTGGTGGTGGTTCAGGTGGTGGTGGAGTAGGATTGAATGGTGAAAGTATTAGTGGTAATAGAGGTAATCCTGCCAACCAAACTACTGAAGGTGGAACTATGACTGGTGGTGGAGGAGGTTCTGGTGGTGCTGCTGGTTCAGATGCGACTGCACCTTATGTTCATACTCGCCAATGGGTATTAGCTCATCCAACAACAAATACAAATGCTTATTGGTCTACATTCATGCAGCAGTATGGTATTTGTAAGCAAAGACCTGGTGATTTAAACAATGTTGACCCATATCTAAATCAACCAACCGAAGGTCAGACATTGGTTAATATTACTACAACCACACAGATGTGGATAAGGGTTCAGGCTGATGATACTGCTGATGTCTATTGGGATGGAGTAAAGAAAAATACTTCTCCAATACAAGATGGTATAAATGATACTAATATAGATATTGGTACTGTTGCTCCTGGTACATATAGATTCAAGTGGGTCTTAACAAATACTGGTACTCAGAACTTTAATCTTAATCCAGGTGGTATAGCATGGCAGTTAAGCAGTCAAAGTGGTGGACTTGGAACTGTGTTTAGAACCTCACAAGATGCAATAGGTGGTCAGACTGGTGATACTCACTCACCTGTTCAAGGTGGAAATGGTGGGGCTGTTGGCGGTGGAGGAGGTTCGTGCTATAATAACTCTGTTGATCTGCAACAACCTGCAGGTAATGGAGGTAGTGGTGGAGTTAGAATAATATGGGGTGCTGGAAGAGCATTCCCTGCTACTCTAACTGTAGACCAAAGTGAAGTTGATGGTTCTGATCCAGGTACTAGTGATGCATATTCCAATGTATATGGTAAGAACAAAATGAACGAAAATGTGCAGAATGATAATGGTCAGACTGTCTCTTATCTAATTGATAAGACTCTTACAGCCACTCCAGCACAAGCTGCAATGACTGTAAATGATGGTACACTTACAATGACTGGTGCTGAACAACTAACAGTATCTGCTGGTATTGTTCCACGCACACCTGTCCCTCTTGTGTTAAAATACTTTAGAGTAAAATATCTTATTAAAGCTTGGTAAATTAAATTATGGCGGTTACTGGTACTGGTGCATCTAACTATTGTGAGATGGTTACACCAATTATGCCTATGGATCTAATGGGTCCTAGGGGAAACTTTGACGATTTTATAGGAGTGTGGGATAATTTTGTTCCCTCTGCTTTTTGTAATGATCTTATAAATTGGTTTGAAAATTGGGATAAGCAAGCAATCATACGTAATGAGAAACTTGATATACCTCGTAGTGATCCACATCAAACGGAAACTCAAGCTATGATTGGTGAGAATCAATTTGGTAAGAGATCATTAGGTCGTAAGGATCTTGGATGTATGTTAGATACCATGAATGGTATTCTTTCATCTCAAGTTAATCAATATTTACAGTCTACATTAAACCATTATTGTACAACATATGATTCATTAGGGTCAGTTCCTTTAACGTCTTGGCATGTTAAAATGCAGAGGACTATGGAGGGAGGTGGTTACCACGTATTTCATCATGAAGATGGATCATATAATGAAGCAAATAGAACTGCTACATGGATGATATATCTTAATGAAGATTTTGAAGGTGGTGAGACTGAGTTCTTCTATCAAAAGAGAAGGATTAAACCTACCACAGGAACAGTAGTAATATGGCCTGCTGGTTATACACACACTCACAGAGGTAATTTGGTTCTCAAAGGAACTAAATATATTGTAACAGGCTGGTTCTATCAACAACCCGTATAATAAAAATGTCTACGATAAACAATAACACAGTAATTATCAGTGGTATTACGAGAATAATAACTCGTGGTACTGTTAGTAAAACAATTTCTGATTCTGATTGGAATGAGTACATCGCTCCTGTTTTAGATCCTTTATGGAGTACTGATAAGGATAGGTTGCAGACATTTAAGTATTTTGATGATCCAACTGAATCATATACTTGTAATAAGAGTAAGTATGTTCGTAATCATACTACTGGTCAGTATTTCTGGAAGGATTATATATTTGATGAACCAGATCTAGCAACAGCAAAAGATTTTGTTGCTAAGATAAGAGAAGCATTTGATGCTATACTATCAGTACAAATTGCTGATGTTCAAGGTTATTTTGATAGAGTTATTGAGAAAGAGAAAGGGTTGTCTCTAACAAGAATAAAATCATGGAGAGATTTCTTCTTGCATACATCTGATTGGACAATGCTTGAAGATGCACCTGTTACTGCTGAAGAGAAACTACAGTGGAAAGATTATAGAACACGTATTAGAGCTTTGCCTGATGCATTTGAGAGTGGTATTCAAGTTTTAACTACTATTAATATTCCAATTGATCCTTGGGTTTATAAAAAGCATTTCCTACCATATAATGCTAGTGTTGGGTATCTAGCAACTGATGAACAGTTTATTCAGTTCCCACCAGCATCTGATAGGACTGGTACTGATATAAGTTCTTCTATGGATACAATCATGGAGACCTATATCATGTTAGCATGTAAGTTCATGAGACCTTCACCTATGTTTAATGTAGCATCTATATCTCATCTCAGTGATCCAGTTGAGGTATTAATACAACAAATGGAAAGAGATCAAAAACTATTGGATGACGCTAAAGCTGCTGCAGGTATGTAAATATGATTCGTAGAATGATGTGGTTGGAGACTGATACTTGTGATCAGATCCAAAAATATTTTGATGAAGGTGAATTTGTAGATGGTAAGAATACTGGTTCTCATGATAGAAATATAAAGAGAACTCAACAGTTGGTTGATAAATCAAAAGGGACAGATGTACAGGGTGCTGTTGATTTATGGGAGGAACATTTTTGGAGATCTCCACTTACATCAGCTATGTGTGTTAAGAAAACAACAGGACCAATGTTCGTTAAGTATAGTGAGGAGGAGCAAGGTCATTATGATTTTCATAATGATGCTCCTATCATGAATAGGAACTTACGATCTGATTATATAATGACTACAGCATTAAATGATGGTACTGAGTATGAGGGTGGTGAACTTGATATTAGATTAGGAAGTGAAACATATTCTCACAAGCTCAACAAAGGTGAATGTATACTCTTTGATCCTAATCTATGGCACAGGGTGAAACCTGTAACTAAAGGAGAAAGAAGAGTATGTATTACATGGATACAGACTCTCATCCAAGATGTATTCATTCGTGAGTTATTATATGATTATCAAGATCTAGAATTCTATGCAATGAATGCTATAGATAAGGATAAATGGATGCACGATGTTGAACCAGCTACATACTTTAACCAGATAAGATATAAATTAATAAGACAGTACTCATCAACTTATGATGATTAACATAACTCCTATGGAATACAAAGCACTACAAAACACACTTAGTGATTATGCTAAACTATTGGGACAACCAATACTATGGTATGATGCTAAAAAGATTAGAGTATTAGAAGATGCTTCTGATACAGCAAAGATTAATACTGTCTGGACATGGTATGAGGGATTAATGACTGATCCAATACTAACAGAGTTTAAGAACAGTAGTTATGGTACTATAGCATATAATAATTTAACAACAGCACAAACAAATGCAGAAGACTGGTTTCCTAAGTTAAGCTTATGTCCTGATGCAGACCATTATGTTTATGCCTGTATCTTTAGTGCGAATGGTGCTCTTGCGTGGGAGAATGTGGAATAGGATTTTGTCCCTCTGGTAGGTATTGAGATACTAACCAAGTCTTATGTTTTTGATAGTATCCATGATACTGCATAGATATTGGAAAACC